CTTATATCATCACCTAAATTTGTTGATAATCTACTATTTTGTAATCTTAATGATTTGTAAATTTTCGATGAATCTAATGTTGCACCATTTGTTACATTCCAAAACGATGTCCAACTTTGTCCATTCTCATATGATTGGCTAAAATGGCCTACATCTATTGCAGAACCGGATATAATAGTTGTTAATAGTTCCGATGGTTCTACTCTCGTATCTTGTATAACTTCGTAATCAACATTCGAGGCTCTTGATTTTTTAAATACTTTAATTCTTTCAACATCCCCAACAAAAGTTTGAAGATGGTTTATTTCAAATCTACCGAATGAACCTAATATAGATGATGCGACGGGATTTTGATTATATTGATATGAAAGAGAATAATTTTTACCACTAAAATTTGATACCAATCCATCAGATGAAGTAAACGGTGTCGCCACTATTACTGATGTGTTATTAAGGTATTCTACTATTTCAGCATTTTGTATATTAGTTCCTGTTACTGATATATAAGTTCCACCATCTGCAAATACTCCGCTTTGCTTTTGAATTAAGTATCTTATTCCCCCTCTATATCCTCTTAATGTAGTTCCTTCCGATGGTGTTAAAGCCACACCTCTTACCAATCCATCATTTTGAGTTGCATTTACTAAATTTCTAGAATAAAAACTTTCATTTAATTCTTCAATTATTACTTCCGGTCTTCTTACAAATCTTACTCTCGTTTCGTTAGGAATATTTTTATTAATTTTTATATCCCTTTCCCATTTTATATTATAGATTCCTTCCCAATCTTCCGGTATAGGTTGAATAAATCCATTTTCATCCAAATACTTATCCAATTCACCCAAAATAGTTATTTTACCTATTCCAATTGGTGTATCTTCATAAACATAAACTCCTATTAATTTTGATAAACCTTCATAGTATTCGGGTATACCTTCACCAGGTTGAACAAATAATGGATTACCTTCGGTATCTAAAACTTCAATTTTGATTTCAGTTGATGGTTTTAGAAATGTAGAACCCTCTATTAGAAATCCATTTTTTCCCGCAGTAAATAAATCTCCTAATTCAGAAATTTTAAAATATTGTGAAAGGGGGTTATTATCAACTATAAAAGTTTGAAAGTTGGATAAATTTTGTAGTGGAGAAGTTTTCTTTATTCTAGACATTTTAATTCAGTATTCAGAAATAAATATTCTTTATATGTATTTATATAAGTAAATACTAAAGAAATCTAAAGAATGATAAAGAAATCCGATAGATATGCGATGTTACAACTCCCAAAAGAGGTTCATACCGTATTAAAAGATTATTGCGATGAGAGAGGTCTAAAAATGAGTAGGTTCGTATCTAATCTAATTAAAGAAAAAATACGAACCACCTCAAAAGTTAGAAATATACTACCGGCGGAAAGAATCAAAACTTAACGGAACTAAACCCGCTATCTTTCTTAATTTCTAAAAGAGTATCCACCACATCTCTCATAGAATCAATATGTGAAATTACAATCACAAATTCAAATTGAGTTTTTAGATAAGCAAATGCCATAAATAGTGATTGTAAATTCTCACTATCTAATGTTCCAAATCCTTCATCAATAACTAAAAAGTTTGGTCGAGGAAGATTACAAATGTTAATTAAAGCAACTCTAATTGCTAATCCACTAATAAACTTCTCCATACCACTACACATTTCCAACGGCCACTTTCTACTATCTCCATAATTGATATAAGCATTTACATTCTTACCATCCATTTGTAGATTCATACTGAACTCTACTATTTGACCTAAGATGTTATTAATCTCACCTTCAATAGATGGGAGTGTTTTAGAAATCAACTCATAAGAAATACCATCTCTTTTCACCGCATCTAAATAGTATTCGTATAATTTGTTGGTTTCTTCTAATTCTTTTATCTTCGCGATGTTTTCTTCTATTGTAGTCTTTTCTTGCCTCGCTTTGGATATGTTGGTATTTATATGAAGAATCGTATCACTTTTTCTTTTTAACTCCCTCTTAATACCATCAACAATTTCTTTAGTATCATTAATATTCTTTCGAAGTTGTTTATTAGTTTCGATTTGTTCTTTGTTCTTATGATACTCATCGATGTTTGAAGTAGCAACCTTTATACTATCTTCACAATCCCTTATATCTAATTTTGTTTTTGAGATCTGTTCTTTGATTCGACTAACTAATGTTTTGGAATCATTTATCTCTTTATGTTTTGTCTGATATGTTTTATATGCTTCTTCTATTCCATTTAGTATTTCCAAAGTTTGTCTAATACTCAACACATCAGATAATGCCTCGTCAACAATACTTTCTAATTGAGGTAAAGAAGTTTTTGCATTCATTGCATCTTTTACAAATGCATTATCACAACAAAACTCACAATTCGGGTCGTATTTATGATTATCTAAATGTTTGATTTTTTCTATTGCACCATCTAAATAAATCTTAGCACTCGAATGAACTTTTTCAGCTTTAACTAAATCATCTTTTTTTGTTGCATAATCAGAGTATGCATATTCTATATCAACACTACTATCTCCTATTGTAAAATTAGATAATACTTTTTCTTGCTCAACTAATTGTAATACTATCTCTTCTGCCTGAATAAGTTGGGTATCCATTTTTTCTAACTTATCAATATGAGATTCTAATGAAGATGTTAGTGAATTTAATTTATTTGTTTCAACATCTAAATCTAATGTGATTGTAGTTTGGATAATCTGTGATTCTAAATTTGATAAAGTTTTTTCTACTTCAGTTTTATCTAATTCCAAATCTTCTTTTTCAGATTGAAGTAAATCAAATTGAGATTGACCATCATTAATAATCGTTTCTAATTCCGCCAATCTTTGTGAGAAGTCATCTTTCTTAAAATTCTTTAATAAGATAGCCGCTTCTTTATTATCTTCATTTACTACATCGAATAATTTATCAAATACATTTACACCGATGTATTGTGCTAAAATATCTTTTCTTTCCGATTGTGATTTATCTATGAACAATGCGTTATTACCTTGTAACGAAAGTGATGTCATTACAAAATCTTCATAAGTTCCTAAATACTTTCGGATTATATCGTTTGTATCTCTTCTTTCTTCACCATTCAAAGATTCCTCAATTCCATCTACAATTCTATAAAAGTTTACATTCACTTTTACATTCCCACCTTTTGTAGTATGAGCTTCTCTTTCAATGTAATAATCTACGCCATCAATTTCAAAATTAAACTTACAATTGAATGTATCTTTTTGATTATTCATAATATGGGTAGCCTTAAATGCTCTACTACACTTATCAAAAATACAAAATGAGAGTGAATCGAAAAGAGATGATTTACCTTGTGTGTTTGGTGCAAATAATCCTATTATACCCCTTGCATTTTCAAAGTTTATTTTGTTCCCTTCACCATATGAAAACATATTACTGAATTCAAATGTTTTAGGAATCCATAGTATATTATCAGTTTCTTCGTGAGTAATTTTTAGATTTACATTATTATTTATCTCAACAATTTTATCTAATGTTTTATCATCTAATAAAAACTGCCTTTCCAAATACTCTCTAATCAATCCATTCTGAACATTCGGGTCTTTAACATTACCCGCTAAGTTTCTAGCGTTTCGGTTTTTTGATTTTAATGAATTAAGAGTATCTTGTTTGGTAATTGTAATTTCATTTACCTTAAACATTTGTTGTAATTCAGCTGATACTAATTTTATATCACTAACTTCGGTATCAGAAAAACGAACTCTTAAACGCGGTTGTTTAGGTAATTTAGTTCCAATCTCGTTTCTTACCCATTGAGGAATCACACCGTTTATAACATCAATCGTTAGGTAACCATAATCATTGTGAATGTTAAATTCTTCAAATGTTTCAGTATCGACATTCCAAAGAAGGTATCCATGATTCTCTAAATACTCTCCATGATTTTGTTGAACTACGGATCCGGCGTAAACTACTATTGGTTTACCATTTGCTCTATCTCTTTGTTGAACAACTTGTCTTTTGTGTATATCCCCCATCAATACCATATCAAACCCATCAAACATATCAGGTGTGAAATTGTGAGAAGATACAACATAACCAATATCGGTTTTTGCCGCATCAACGGGCCCGTGGAAGAAACAAATTTTCTTATTACCATTTACATCAACTCCTTTCGGCCAATTTTCTTTCTTATCCAAAATCGAATAAACAGTAAAAGTTATATCATCGGTGATTTGATATACACCAGTATCTCTTAAATAAACTAAATTTGGGAGTGAAAGATTATCACATATAGGAGTTAGAACATCTAAACGGTCTTTATTGTTTAGATTACAATCATGATTTCCCGTAATAACAAATGTAGGTCTTCTCTTAGCACATTCAGTAAAGAACCAAGTGATTTCCCTTACTAATTCAGGAGACATTTCAGTTTTAGCGTGGGCTATATCACCTGCTAAATAGATTATAGAATCCTCTAAATTTTGGGAATCCACATCAGCTAAAAACTTATTTAATACCTCTCTATACTCTTTATGCCTTTTTAGATTACGAATATGTAAATCGGCCAAATGATAGATGTATTTAATGTTATCTAATTTAATCATAGTATATTTCTTGTTGCAAAGATACGAAAAATAAAATGAATTATTTAGGTTCTGATAGAATTAAATACTCTTTATTATTTTCGGAATAGTTTATTTTGTATTTTGAATTTATGGTAGAATTAGCCTGAGAATTTTCTTTATGGTCAAATTCAAATATATCAATTATGTTATGTTTATTTTTTATCAAATCTACTAAATCAGGTATTGAAATTTTACTACGATTTGAGTATGATATAAGCGTATATTTGGAATCAAAGTCTAATAATCTATTAAATGATTCAATAACCACATCATCTTTTAAATGCTCAAAATCTGAAATTGCTCCCTCTTTTTTATCAGATGAAACATCTTCTCTTCTATTAGATACGCCAAATAGATTAGGCTTATCATTCTTTACTACGGTAGTCCATAGGTGATAATATGAAAAATATCTTACTCTCGTAGTTTTAGTTTGTTGATTAGCAGTCCCATATGGAGGATCAAAATAAACTAAATCAAAAGAATCGTTTATATCAAAAACATTTTTATTATATACTTTATGATTTAAATCATCAACTTTCCAATATGGAAGTTCCAAGTGTAGAGGCCTAAGAGATGAACTCGTCCAATCTTTTAAATAAGAAACCTGATGGCCCATATCATTACACTTCGAATCTAATGCAATTAGAAGTGAAGTTAGTAATACTGATTTATCTATACAATCGGTTGGATATAATTTATCAATTTCCTCTCTTATAGAATCTAATTTACGAGTAACATCAATATAAAAAGGTCTTTTAGTTCCATCGGGTTGAATAGTACTTCCATTGTTAAATTCACCACCATAGTTATCAGTAAACCAGCCATCAGTTGGATTAAGAGAATTTAAATGCTGAATTATTTCATTTAATTCCCTTTTATTATTACCTGCTAATAAAAATGTTTCAGATAATACTTTCGAATATGGTGCTAAATCATTCGAAGTTGTTTGGAATCCAATAGATTTAAAATAATTGGATACGGTACCGGAGCCAGAAAACCCATCTAATGCTGTTTTTACATTTAGATGATTTATTATTTGTGTAATTTTTGGTAGTATTTTAGATTTACCACCACTATATCTTATTGTTTTAAATGAATTCATGTTTTAATTAGGCTGTGTGAATAAGTTTTTAAATTGAGACCACCATGCATTAGAATCTCCATTATAAACATAACTTCCTTCTAAAACCGAATCAAAAACCATTAAGCCTGAAAATGAGTTTTTTCCCTGTTTGTTATAAACCCAAACACCTCTTTGAAAAGGATTTGCAGTTTTTCCTCCATATTTAAAGTCAATAATCTTATTTCCATTAGAATCATTTAGGAAGAATCGGGTGTGTTTTTTTAATTGTTCAAATGTTATTGATTTTACAACATTTTTTAATTTACCTAAATCTAAATTAGTCAATCTATATTTACCATTTTCAAATGTATTCAATCCTAATATAAGTTGGAATTCATTTGTTTTATCTGATAATTTGTTCAAAAAATTTTCTAAATCAAACTTACCATTTATTACATCCTCTTTATTATCATCTAGAATTTGTCTAGGTTCATGTGAAGTTGTCAATTGAATATATAGTTCTTTATAAGTTTTAGCGCTAAGGCCAATTACAAAACCCCATTTGGAATTAAGTAATTTATGTAATAAATCTAATCTTTTAGAGTGATCAGATTCTTGCTTTTCAACTTCTAATTTTTATTTTAATGAACTCACTAAAATTATTAACTATATCAGAATTTGGTGATACTATTACATCATGCACGCACCAATCACTATTTGTTAAATTAAGTTTTAACGAAAACCATCCATTTACATTATCATTAATATGCCATTCGAGGATGTTTTCAAACATTTTACCCGCTCCTACTCCATTTCCATTTAATTCCTTAAACATCATAAAGGTTGAAACCGAATAATCAAAATTTGATTTACCCAATTCAAGTAAAAAATTTTCTTTTGTCATTTCAGTAATTTTAGAGTTTTTTATCCTTTGAGATTATACTACAACTCATACCACTAAATTACGAAAAAAATGGGATATATCCAAATTATTTATTGGAATTCTTTGATTCAGAATACTCTTTTAATTTTACTTCTAAATAATCAATTGATTCAGATGGGCCTTCGTATCCCATATATTTTGCGTATATTCTAATCTTATCGGGATCTCTCTCTAATTCTTTTTTCAAATCTTCTAATTTTGAAAGATGTGCTGTTATATATGTCATATTAAATCGTTTGGCGCATTTCGGTAAATTCGGTAACTATCATCATCAAAGTGTTGAGTTGATACTTCAAATACTATTGATTCTGGTTCTAAAGCAATTAATTGATGTGGTTTACCCCTATCTATATAAACACATTCTCCAACATTTAGAATTTCTTTGTGTAATTTAGCCTCATCAGTATCTATCCAATGAAACTCAAATGCTCCCTTTTGAACATACCAAGTTTCATTTTTAATCATATGATAGTGCATTGAAAATCTATTACCTTCATTTGGGAAAACTAATAATTTTCCGCAGTATTGGGAATCGTTATGTATCCATAATTCATATCCCCAATTTTTATCTATTTTAATTGGTTTAAAGGCCACTTCTTTTTATTTTAATTGTTATACCGGCTTTACCCGCTGAAACATCATAAGTATTTCTTCTATTATCGGTAATAAATCCATAATCTTTAAATCTAAATATAATTACCAATTTTCCTTCGAATACGGCCCAAATTGCATTATCCGCATAATCGATAGATGGCTGAGAAATAAAACCCATTTTCCAACTATTTCTAAACTCTTCTTCTAATTCGTCAGGTGTTATATGAATTAACATTCTAATTACTTAATGGTGCTTTAATTATAGGGTGGGATTCGTAATTTTCTATTACGAAATCTTCTACTTTGTACATAGGTAAACAATCACCTTCCGCTCGTTTAACATGCTCTGCTATTTTTAATGTTGGTAATCCAAATGGAGTTCTATGTAGTTGCTCTTTTGCTTGCTCAATGTGATTTAAGTATAAATGGGTATCCCCTAAGTTACCAATCAATTCATCGGGTATCATATTCACTTCTTTTGCAATAATCTCCAATAATAACCCATAAGATGCAATGTTGAATGGTAATCCTAAAAATGTATCTACACTTCTTTGATTCCACATTAATGAAAGATATCGCTTACCATCTTTCTCTCTTGTCCAACATTGAAATCCATAATGACAAGGTGGCAAAACCATTGCATCTAATGCACCCACATTCCAAGCAGATACCATCAACCGTCTACTATCAGGATTTGTTTTGAGTTCGTTGATTAGATTTTGGATTTGGTCTATGTGTTCGGATTGTAAATAGAAACCTTCAGTACCGTCAGTATTACCTTCTACCCACGTGTCACCTTTCCATTGTCTCCATTGTTTACCATAGATTGGGCCTAACTCACCCCACTTCTTAGCAAACTCTTCATCGGTTTTGATTTGTTTAATAAACTCTTCTTTAGTTAATTGATACTTGGGGTCAAGTGAAGTTTTCCAAGCGTAGTTCTTATATGCATCACCATCCCAAATGTGGCAATCGTAATCCAAAAGGAATTTGATGTTAGTATCTCCTCTTAAAAACCATAGGAGTTCTGTCACCATAACCTTCCATGCCATTTTCTTTGTAGTTAATAATGGAAACCCTTCACTCATTTTGTGGCGAATCTGCCTACCAAAAACTGAAAGTGTTCCAGTTCCGGTTCTATCAGTTTTAATTGTTCCATTAAGAGCCCCTATATCAGTAAGGAGTTGTTGGTATTGTTTATCTAAATTATTCATATGATTTTAGTCTTTTATGATTTTCTCTTTCAATTTCATGCGAATAATTTTCTTTATGCCCAATAATTCTATGAAAATCTTTGTATGCTTTTGGGTGGTAATCTTTTAAATAAGAAATACCAAATTCATATTCAAATAAAACACTTTCATATCGGTGTTCTTTATTATCAAATCCATCTTCTATTGAAAATATTTCCATTTGTAAAGAATCAATTACATTTTGTAACGAATCTCTTTTTTGTAATGATGTTAGATAACTTTCCTCTGCTTTTGTTATGTTTACTTTAGTATGATTCATACTCATCCCAATCGCAATGATTCCTATAATCAATATTGTAAATAATCCAATTTTGTATGTTGTGTTCGAATCCATATTATAATGATAATTTTAGTTTTATTAAATCTTCAAAAGATGAAGTTGTATTGGTTTCAATTTGTTTTGTTACTTCGATAAACCCCATTTCCGAAGGGTCTTTACCATTTAAGGTTATTATCTTACAATCAATTCCATTATTAGTAAGGTATTGATAATGCCTCACAGCATCTCCCATTGCATCGGTATCTAATACGATATTAACTGATGGTTTCTTTGTAAGTATTTTATCACTTAATAGTTTTGGGAGTGTTTTACCAAAAATAGGCACTGCATTTCTTTTAATTGCAATTGCATCAAATGCCCCTTCACAAAGTGTTATAGGCATATCCCAATTTATAGTTGAATCAAATCCAATTATATTTTTTGATACAGGAGGATTTTTATATTTCATATTTTCATTTGGGTAAATACTTCTTGCGATAAAGAAATTTAATCTGCTATCTGAATCATAAGATGGTATAATAACCCTACCTTTGTATAACCCACTATCACAATAACCTATTCGATGTTTAAGAATGTCATTATCACTTATTCCCCTCTTCTTTAAATAATTATAAGCTACTTTATATTCTATAATATGCTGATTATCTAAAATAGTTTTGTATTCGGAAGGTAATTTAAGTTCAATTTGTTCTTCATCTTTTATATCTCCTCCAATGTTGGCTTCGTTGTAAATAGTATTAACTTTTACTATTACCTCTCTATCAACTTGTAATTTACGAAGAAGTGTATATACCTTCTTACCCTTTGAATCGCATACCCAACATCTCCACTTTTGTGATTCTAAATTAACTTGCAATTTAGGTTTATGATGTGAACAAAAAGGGCAATAGTATTGGATTTCATCTTTACCCAAATTTCTACCGCCGCCTAAAACCTCATCGATTTTAGTTTTAACATATTGCTTATCTATTTCAGAAATCATAACGCTCTAATAAAAATTTTAGATACCAATTATTTCCTTCATCATTTAAATGCTTATCTACTCTAGAAACAAAGTAATTGGTCTTATCGGTTTTCCTTAAATAAGTTTCAATCGAATTGTATTCCCCAAACTTAATATGTTCTGAATTTAATTCCGAATCGTTTTTAAAGTGAGTATCATAATCGTTGGTAAAAAACAAATACTCAAAATTAATCCCTACACTTCTACATAAATTGGATAGAATTTTTAATTCTAAAAGTAAATCTTTTAGTATTCTATAATAATTTAAATGATATACAAATGAGCAATACGGTGAAAATAAATTTTTAATAAGAGGATCTTTACTCCACCCTAAATATGGATACAAAGTATTATACATCTTATCCTCAAAAATAGAATTATCCCTAATCAAATTATTTTTTTCTAAATACTCTAAATTTTCAGGTGATGAGATTGAACTTTGAAATGTATCATTGTAGAGAACCATTAGCCTTTCGGGAACAGTTAGTTGAACCAAAATATTACACCCAAATTTGTTTTCTTCAATTAATTTATTTACCTTTAACTTTACCAATTTAAGTATATGCTCATTCGATAAAGATGAATGTGAATTATTCTCTAACTGCAAATGCAGGGAATTTTCAAGTATAAGTTTATCATTTAGCAGAGAAAATGAATCACCAAATAGGTATAATTTTTTCATACCCAAATGTATGAAATTATTTTATCAATTCCAAATATTTTTTATACAATGTATTGGCTAACCACTTATGGGAAGCGGAGCAAGGGTGGTCATCATTTACCCCTATATTTTGCCTTAAAGTAAGATAACAATCCTTATTCATCGAATCCCAACTTCGGTATTCATTTCCATTGAAATTTATAGGTAAATAATATGGACTTTCTTTAATAGTATCATAAATTAAGTGGTGAGAATAAAAATCTTCCAGCCCCATAAAAAATACACACTTACATCCCATTTCTTCCAACTCCTTAAATTTTTCTATTAGTTTATTGTAAATAATAAAAAATACTTCGGCTATTGTTTCGTTTAGTGAACTTCTTCTTAAAGGGTCATCTAATAAGTTTATATTTTCTATTATTTTTTTCTTTAAATCTACACCTAACCATCTTACTCCTTCATCATGCCCACCAAATGAATTACTATTAGTAAATTCAACTATATCTCTTATTACATTTGTAAATTGAAAAACACAATATTTTGGAACATAATTTTTTTCAACCTTAAGGTATTCCATCAAAATTCCTAACCTCTCAATGTTTCTATAATTGTTTCCCCCATTTTCGTTTTTAGTCATTAAGCTAAAATTCAAAAAATTTTTAAGGATACCAGACCATCTATATTTTTCTCTATACGCTACTAACTCATCCAATGAAATCATTATTAAGGATGAGGGATAATATGTAACTTTATTTTTATATAATTCAAAAGATGTTGGGTATTTTTCTTGCCAATGATGAAATTCTAACCCCTCCCCATAAGTAAATGAACAACCAAACGTTAATAATAAATTTGTCATATATGAGGAATGTCTTTTCTAAAAAATTTTCCCAATATGTTATCATTATAAAAAACATTTGGGTTTTCTAATACTTCTAATGAAAATAGATACTTTGTTTCCAAGTATGTTAGGTGTTTTGGGGAAAAGGCAAATTGAATAATAGTTCTCTTAAATTCACTACTCTTACCTTCCTTAATAAGTTGTTTGATTTCGGAATGTGAACCATAGTAGGATTTCCAATCACTTTCTTTTTGAACTTTCTTTTTCTTACTAGCTCTTTTATCGGTTAATTCCGCTAATTCCTTTTTACCCAAAGCCTTAGTGGTCACCGAAATAAGTTGTTTTCTTCCTATATATTTTTTGCCAGTTGGAATATGATATACTTCATAAACAAACCCAAAAGCATCTTCCGGTATCTGATTAATATCGGAAATTAATTCGTTTTTATACTCCCACATCTGTAACCTTTATTTTAATTTATCTTTTGGTTTTATCTGAATACTTTGATAAATCTACTTGCCCCTTTCTAGCTCCACTTAATACCTTATCATTTAAATTATAATCAGTATTACCTGTCAATGCTTTTGAAGTAAATCCTTTTACTGCTAATAATCCACCTACTTTAGTTTTTATGTAGTCGGTTATTTGGCTAGGAGCATTTTTCTCAGCCATTTTTGAATTTTTGTAAAGATCTATTATCTGTGCCATAGTTTGTTTATTTTTATATAAATATTAAGTATCGAAACGAATAACGAAATTAATAGGATAATCTGGTGTAGATTTAGGTTTAGATGGTATTTTTGCCACCGCTACCATATCATAATTTTCATCATATAATCCAATAGTTGTAATATAAGGTGCTAAATAAGAACCCGTTGGGTCTATTGAGGAACTATATTCATATTCATCAAATCCAATTTTTGTTGTTCCATTATAATCTGAAACCAATCTAAAATCCAAATTATATGCGTTTGTTGCCCCACTTACATTACCCGGTGTGAAAGGTATATATTTTTTTACATATACATCTCCATTATAAAATTTAGTAGCAGAAGGATTTGTGGAATAATTGAATTCATTAGGGTTTACTTCCAAAAATAATTCGTTTTCATAGATTGTTTTAGTTGATTGGAATTTCATATCCCAATTACCATCATTTCCAAAGTTATAATTACTTTCTTGTTCTAATGTATCACTCGCTCTCTCAACACCATAAGTTAATACTATGATTCCATTTGAATAAAATATATTACCTATTGTAGTAGCAACATTATATTTGCTTAGTTCCAAAGGAAAGTTAAAATTACCTAATGCTGTCAATTCTCCCGATGATACATCAAACTTAAAAATTAAGGTTTCCGATGCCGGTCCACCGCTATAACTTAAATTAATACTTCCTTCATCATCTCCATCAGCATCACCCATATCAAAAGAAGTGATGGTTAATGTATAATATAAACCATCATTCATTAAAAATGTAGCCGTATTATTTTCTAAATCAAGTTGTGTTAAATCAACAAATGCTTTTCCTAAATAAAGTAAATTACCTTTTCCATCATCTACAATAGTTGAATCATCAGTATAGTTGGTTAAAAGTAATGAATTTTTTTTAATTCCTTCTCCGATATATCTTTGTGGTATATTCCAAAATAAGAATCTATTACCTAACACTCTTTCAGTATTAGAAGCGTAATTATTCATTTCTCCATACACCTTTGTAACATCAGTATATTTACCTTCAAAAATTATCCCCGCATCATCAACTCTATATGAATTACTATCCAAATATTGTTGAAATTCATCGATGTATTTTTTATCTGATTGGCTATAATAATACTGAAATGCATTAGTAGTTGGGGTGGATAGGTTATTAGTAATGGTTACATTATATACTTTTAATTGCTTAGCATTATGTTTTCTCAAATTCCAATTCGTTACAACTCCAATTTGTTTTGCTGAATTAGAATAAAATAATTGCTTTATACCTTTATATAAAGAATACTCTTTATATCCTGCTACCTCTCTATTCTCGCTATCCTCAAATGAACCCGATATATTTTCAACGGCATAAACAGGTGCAATAGAACTATCTATCGTCCAATTTTTATAGACTTTAAATGGTCTTACCGTTATATCAGATTTTTGAATTGATTTAAACATACACCTATAAATATAATAATTAAAAAAACCCACCGAAGTGGGTTCTATTAAAATTAAGGTTTAAAATTAAATTTAAAAATCAAGTTTTACCTTAATCAACACCTCCTTATCGAAGGATTTCGCGATTGGTTGCGATGTTTTCGCAACTGCAATCAATTCGTTAGCATCGTTGTATAAACCAACTGATGTGATATATGTTTTAGGATCAGACTCAAATGAAGGTTCTCTAAATGTTCCATCAGAACCACTTACAAATGTAGGATTGTTTGAGAAGTTAAATTCTCTATTAGTCGCTCTTACAAAGAAGTGTTGAGTTGATACATTTTCAGTTCTTCTCATTTCAAAATCTGCTCCGCCTTTAATTGCGTTAAATAATAATTTTTGGTTATAAGTTTCAACCGAAGTAGATCCGGTTGTTGGTAATAACTCACTTCCCACTACTGATGCTAATGCGGTTGGATTTAATAACATAATACCCAATTTAGGATAGAACTTACCAAATCCTTGTTGATTAGATGCGGTATATGTATTGATAGTTGCTGCTGCCTCAGTTCCAACATTTGTTGAACCAGAAACTATATTAAAAACAGTTCCTGCTTTACCAGCTTTATCAGAAAACTTCTTACCACTATCATCTATAAAATACCTTATTCCATTAGAACCGCTTAATGTTAATGTAAAATTACCCGCATCAGCCTGTTGTCTATATCTAGCTCTTGCTAAGTTAATAACATATGCATGATCTATTTGGTAACCATCTTCAATTGATGCTGAATATACTGTAAAGTATTCATCAGCTTCACCTTCATAGTTATCATTCAATAACATTCTATATTGTGAATAGATTGCTTTTGTTGGTAAAAGAGCAGAATCAGATGTTGTTAATTGAACCGAACCACTTGCGAACTTATGCCCGTAAGCAATCGCAAATTCAACAGGTGCAGATGATCCAGTGTTTGAACCAGTTAAGTAAACATTTAGATAATACTTCGATGCATCTGAACCACTGTGTCCTGCTATTGTTGTTGTAGAACCGGTCACCATTGAACCATTTAAACTACCACTACCATTACTCCACAATCCTTCAGTTACTACTTCAATTTTATTTGAAATCTTATCAAACTCACCAAATTTTTTAAAAATACCTTGTGATAATACACCACCACTCGCCACACCCAATCTTTCATTAGGTGGCAATGATGCATTAATTATATTAGCAATCGCAGTTGCATCAATTACACCCGCATTATCGATAAGATATTGGGATAATTGTTGTGTTACTGCTGCTCCTTGTGCTCCTGTAATTTGTGCCATTTTCTATTTTTAATTTTTATGCTACATAGTTTACTGTCACAGGAATAGAAACTGAACCCCCGGTCTCGTTTCCATAAACTGTCAAAGTTGTTACAACTGTTGCAGTAAGTGCAGGGTTTGGAATAAATTCAAATGAAGTTCCTCTCCTAACATCAGCTGTTGCTGCTACTGAATCACTAACTGAAATTTGTCCCGTTGCTGCAACTCCTAAACCGATTAAAGTTCCTGCCGTCTTATCAGCTAAAACTGCGGTATATCCAGAAGTTGTATTACCTGCCGGTGAAGTTGTTGGTGAAATAGTAACTTTACCTCTCGTTTGATTTGTGCTAATGGAAGTAGTTCCAATAGATACCTGAGGTATTTTAGTTGTTCCTTTTGGAAGTGTTACAAGTTTATATTTTAAAACTTGTGTTTCATCTGGTGATGCTTCTAAAATAGGAATTGCTTTAATAGCCGCATCATAATATGCAGAACCTTTTGGGTGCGCTGCATCATACAATTGGTAATCAATTTCATCATCACCCAATGCAAATTGAGTAATGTTTAACGATTGTCCCGCTGCTAATTTTTCTCTACCTTTTTTTGTAAGAATAGCATCTACAATTATGCTCGAATTATCTAAGTAAGCCATTTTTAATTATTTTGGTCTTTTTTTCAATTATAAATATATAACCTTTTAGTTTTACAACTTTTTTTAATCAACTTCCAAAATTGGTTCTCCACTTCCTCTTCCAGAAGGTGATACTCTCAATCTATTTGGATTAGTAACAAATACTTCAACAGGCGATGTTCCGTCTAAAGTAGTATCAGAAGTTTGCTTAGAACCCTCATAAAAACTATTTTCTAATCCCCTCGCAGTATCCTTTGTATATCTATAATGTCCGCTAGTATATCCATCAAATGGTTCAATAGCGGTTATTATTCCATTTTTATATGGGAATACCCCCAATGCCGAACTTATATCAGTATAGAATGAGTGTGCAGTAGGAGTTCTAAACGCTCCACTTGCATTTTCATCAAATGGGCTTATTAAAACCATTTTTTTCTCAAATCTATATTTTAGTTCTAATTCAATTTTATCAGTAACTCCTAATTTAGTGGTATTGTATAGTGATGATGATAAACCATTTTCAGTTACTCTTTTCGGAACATATCTACCATATCTTATTGTTAGGATATAAGCGTTATATCTTTCGGTTAATACTAATGTTCCATCTTCTCTAAAATATGTTCTATCCAATGCACCATTTTCACCATAAAGACCGAATCCTAAATTAAAAGGTGAGTCTGCATCATTTCCTATTTGTTGGTATGAATCCTCTAAATCATATTCTCCTACAATTGTTGCATTTCGTAATCCTGCATCAATTTTTATTTCAATGCCACCCATCGTTGAACCAGAATTGTAGATGATTTCCCCATCCATTAATTCATCGGTTACCAATGTGTTACTTGCGGTATAGAAAATGTAATCCGAATTAATGCTCATCAACCCATCAACACTATATGAAGATGAATAGAATGGAGTTGTAACATCTAATTCTCTATCCAATTCTACATTAAGACTTCCAGTATGATAAGGAACATCTAAAGTTATTTGTTGCGTTTCAGTTACATCGATAGATGAATCATAATAAATTTTATCCGCTTTCGGTCTATTAATTTTTATCTTACTTCTATCTAATAAAGAAGGTTCAATTAATATACCTTTTGATACATTAGCTCTCGCAGGTATTACCTGTTCTAACATATCAAATAGGGATTTATCAACTGATTTTATCAATCGAATATATTCATCAAAGTTTAATGATGTTCTTTGGAAATAATAATTTCTTAATTCAGTAAGACTTGAATAGGTATCAGTTCCATATTCATCTCCCCAATCACCTATATAATCACCTATATTTAATGCACCTAATGAACGAAGAATGTCTAAATTCAATTCTTTCACCGGTGAGAAAAATAATCCTAATCTATTTGAATCTATCGGTGCTCTATCAAATGCTTTTTTAGTAGCTCTTGCTTTATATGATAATTGACCGGTTAATTCTATATCTTCTAATCTAACTTTATCTTTTCCAACGAATCCAATTTGTGGAACTTCTGCGGTTACAAATCTTTCATAACTCTCATAGTGGTAAGGATATGTTGAAATTGATTGAGAAACAACTGCAATTACCGATGATGTATATGATGATGTTACCGGTGCCACATTCTTAATAGAGCCGGTTGTATAAAGATTTTTAGGGTATTCAAAATCTAAACGAAGTAATAAATCTTCGGTTGATGATGATATATGGTTTCCAAATATTACATCAGGATTTAATGTATGCGAAGTTATTACCGATGATGATAAAGCGTTATTCCATAATCTAACTTCATCAATTGAACCTACTATTCCACTTGAACCACTTCCATTTACAATAAGTTTTCCACTATAATCAAATGGAGATCCAGTGTAGTAAGTGTTTCCATTTACATAAGAAGCAGATGATGATACTTGTAAAGTTAAAGATGCACTTTTGGCTAGTTTTATTCTATCACCATTCGCCTCTCTTAAATACATTTGGTATGTATCGTATAATTTACCAGAACTATCCGATGAAGTAGATTTTTGAACTGTCAAAAATTTAAATTCTCCATCGTATAGAGGTATATTATCTATACTCATACTACTCGTATAATTAGGTGTTAAATCTACATCTAATATATCAATATCAACTTTTGTATTTACTAATTCAAAATTAAGATTTCCGAATAATGCACTACCAGTTGGTTCTAAACTTACTCTCCAATAATTACTTCCGGAAACACCATATAATAATTGTGAATTAGTTTTGTTTGCCGTTTTAAATCTTAACTGAACTGCGTTTGGGACACCATTAATCCAAGGTATATCCAAATACTCATTACTCTTTAAATTTAAAAATACACTTCTATCTTCGTAAGTAAATTTAGTAGTGTCCGATGGATTATTAGATGGCCCACCAAATTCAATTATTGTTAATAAAGAAGATGGAACACCATAACAAGCTAAAATAGCATTTATCGATTTTCTTGTACCCTTATGTTTTAATAAGTAAGGTAAGTTGTTTAGTATTCTTCTCCAAACTTGATTCTTAGCAGCTTCTGGTGTATAGGAGGTTGCAACATTATTACCTAATGCGTTTTTATTTGAATTAGATTGACCGTTTGGATTTAAACCAAATGCATAATTCCAAAGTTCTTTACCCGCAAATGGATTTTTGGGATCCCAACCAAAAGATTCCAATAATTCATAAACTAAATTATCAGATATACCATCGATTGATTTATTCTCAACTTTTTTAACTCTATTAATTCCATTTATATACCCCCATAGAATGTCAAAATGTTGTCCAATCATTTCAATAAAAGTTAGGTAATCTAAATTATCCGAACTTTCTTGAAGGTATTGTGGTATATGTCTAACTAAATAGTTTTTATTAGTTTTATCAAATACTTCTGCGTATATAGATTGTGATGTAAAGAATATATCGTTAGAAGATGTGATAGAGAAATCTTCATACATCTTTCTTTCAAACCCATCAAATCCATTCTTTACACTTTTAATTTTATCGTTATAAGATGCACTTGTTAGTAAAGAATTTGAAGAGGTTGATAATAAACTAGCTGAATATAAAGTTGTATCTATTTTATTTTCCCACTCTTCTATCGTTCCTATTTTATATTGGAAATTTTCAATCCTACTTAACGCACTTCCAAAATTTACAAAGTTTTCAAATTTTAAGAAATACTCACTCGTTTTACTACTACCACTTACATAATCAATTTGTAAATCTTCTAAATTGAATTCACTTTGTGAAATGAATTTATTTACTAATTGAGTAGATGATAAACTACCGCTTGAAATTATTTCATCGAAGAATTGTAATCCGGTTTCTTGAATTATATCAGTTCCGAAATTAGGTTTTAATGGAAGACATTTATCATCATCTTCGTCTGAAATAATAATTGATTCAACTATTGTTGGGATTATCTGCTTTGAAATCCAAACTTGCGTATTTAAATCAATAGTACCGGGTAGTGGTTCTAATAATTTAACAACTAATGTTCCATAATCTTTATATCCTAATTTCTTTCTAGTACTACCACTTTCAGTATCTATTTCAAATTGTGTTTCAACAACTTTTCCACCAAATACTGAATAGGTTAATCTATCCATTGCAGTATTAGTTATTACAAAAGATTGGTCAGCTGATGTTCTTACTTGATAATAAAGATGTTTATCATCTTCGAAAACTATTTGGTCTTCGTAATTTCGTTTAGTTAATTCACCGGAAAATAATTGTGCAAATGTGCTAGATATATCTCTAACCGCTGTTCCTTTATCTATTAAGAAAGGAGTTCTTTGAACGGTGATTGATACCTGTTCGGTTTTACCAAATATTTTACCACCTATACCATTAAAATAAGGTCTAAACCCAAATGTAATTAAATAGGTTTTTTGTGTTTCGCTAAAATACTCTTTATAAAGATTATATAATTCTTTTGCATTAAATGAAATTTTTGAAATACTCTTTTGTTATTTCAAAATTTACTTCTCCTACTTTATTTTCTCCTAAAAATACCTCAATACCTTCTGAATTTACTGCCTTTAAATCAAATTCAAAATTAAAATCTAATGGCCTTAAATCTGCCTCTATTATATTCTTATCATATATAATTTGAGTAACATCTGGCTCACCATAAGTTTTTTCTCTAATTACATCGATAAAAGTTCTTAATTCATCTCTTTCACCTACCTGCCCATTACCTGCAATAATTACTAATTCAAATCTACCCAATGCGTTTGGATTAGATAGATTTATTAAAACTTCATTATTATTTGGTGTTATTCTTTTAGAACCATTTTCATCAACTCCTATTTGGTTTGGAAAATAGTATCTTACGAATTGTGTTGAATTTGATACATTTACTTTAAGGATAAATTCCTGTGAGTATTCAGTATTCCACACATATCCTTGATTGATAGGTGATATGAATGAAGGGAATTCTCCGGTTTGAACTACGTCATAACTATCTACATCAATTCTATAATTTTTATCTATATCGGTAAAATCGAATGTATTTGAGGTGCTCTCCTCAACCAATACATCGTTTTCATCATAAATTTTTATGCTTCTTATATTGTATAACGAACTATTCGCTCTTACAATTGAAAGTTTCGAATTTTTTTGTAATCTAAATAGATTCGAATTGGGTATTTCTAAATTACCAGCATCGGTAATTACCCTTATTGAATTCTTTCCTAAATTATTTGTTACTCTTACTAAAACAACATCGCTAGATGAAGGATCAGATGGTGTTATAATTTCAGACACCCCAAGTTTCTCAAATGGAACATCCAATTGAAAATTAACCTGATTTAACGGTGGTATAAAATACTCTCTTCTTTCCATCTAATATAAATACTTTTATTGTATGTTTTCTCTTTGTGTTACATCCGCCAATCCATATCCAGCTCCTCTAAAATCAAGCGGATTAACTTCTCTCATTCCACCTCCTCCTCCACCGAAGCCACTTACTCCTCCACCACTTCCATCGAATTGTCCGCCGGTTGTGTTTACAAATCCACTTCCTCCATCAGGATTTTCAGCGAACAATCTTCTTCTAGTATCATTTGCTTCGGTATCTGGTTCAATTATTTCTCTTCTTCTTATCAATCCTATTGGTTCACTTATTATAACATCGTTAAATACATTACCATATTCATCTGTCTCTTTTATCACCACTTCATTTTCTTGATTTACTTTTGCTTGTAAAAGAAAAGATTTTTTTGCCTTAACATTTGTTCCTATAAATGAAATTCTAGTTGGGTTTAAAATTTGGTAATCGAAAAATTTTAATGTAATCTTACCATTTTGAGATGAACTATCTGTCCACTCTGAGCCATTAACTAAAACTTTTGCTTGAATACTATTCCCACCTTCTTCCAAAAAGGTATTAAAGGTAATGTTTATTTCCCTCGCAGCAGATACGGGTGTGTAATTATCATTTCCTGCGGTTCTCCATTCATTTCCTATCCAAACATATCTTTCACCTAATTCATTAGTGAACATTTGTCCAGTATAATAACCGTTTCTATTAGGTATTGGCATTTTTAAAGTATATTTTCAACGTTATTTCTTTCGTAATCTCTTATGTAATCATCATTAGATGCTCTTTCAATTGTTAGGCCTCCCGCACCACCTACTACTGGTTCTCCACCAACTTGAATTGGTTGTGATGGAGTTTGATAAGGGGATTGATATGGAACATCAAATTGAGTTCCTCTACCTCCGGCCTGATACATCATTTCTTCTTGTAACCTTCTTAATCTTTCTCTTTCTATATCCCCATCATTAGGTGAAGGTGATACATATGGATTCGATGGTTCAACGGTTACCGCGATTGGTTCATTAAATGGTTCTTTTAAAACCGGTGTTTCTATAACAATCGGCTTATCACCCGGTATTACCGCAGGTATTATAGTTTTAGTTGTTGTAAATAAATCTTTAACTTCTGCTATTGTTGGAGGCTCTACTACAAATTTTTGAGTTTGTGGATTAGTTCTTGTCATATCTGATTTTAATGATTGAACTAATTCTTGTAATTTATCAATACTTTGTTGTGTAATGTTATCTAATTTAACCTCATCGGATAAAGTTCTCTTTGGTAAATGATAATCTACTGCCTCTTCAAACTTATTGTTTAATAGTTTAACTATATCAGCTTTGTTATAGTATATAAAATCTATATCATCACCTAAATACGCGCCAAATGTATTACTTCCAATTGTAGAATTTTTGTGTAAAAGTGCATGTCTTACTGCTACTCTCATCGAATCCAACACTTTACTAAAAAATATTTCCCAACTATTAATACCGAATTCAGAGCCTAATTGTTCAATATATGCCTTTGCTTTTATCGATTGAAAAGTATTGTATAGTTGAGCAGGAGTTAATGCATTTAAAACCGCATCAATCTCCGAATACACTTCATCACCACTAAATTTATTTAAAACAAAACTATTATAAGATTGATTAAGGTCTATTTTTGTATCTATATCCTCATTTGAAGTTTCATCAAAATTATCATAAGGGAGTAATCGTAATTCTAATCTTGTTGCAGAAATTTCTTGTATCCACATTTTATCTTTTTCAACCGAACTACCAACTCTATCGTTTACGAAGTTTAATTGAACTCTAAATACACCCACATTATATCCCGCTTCTTTTATTAGTTTTTTTATATCAACTAAAAATCCGCCACCATCTAATACTTTATCTAGAACATTTTCACTTTGAATTAAGTAATCATTTAATTCTTGCCCCTTAACATATCTAATTTTACCATAATCTTTTTGTTCTAATATATTGTTAGCAGAATCGTATAGTATAAATTCTAATACATCATTCACACCTAAATTAAAAGGAGTTGCCTTAAATCCTTGATTAATTAAAGCTAAATCAATAGGATTTAATTCAGTTGTAAGAGATGTTCCCTTATTTATTACCTCATCAATATTTTTAAATTGTTCTAATGCCATTTAATTTATATTTTTATAAGCTAAAATCATTACCTCTTTGTTTTTGAACTGAAGTAGATAATGAAACGGTTCCATTAGTTGATTTAAATTCTAATGTTCCGGTATATTCCTTATCACCTGTAAACCCAAATCCTGATGATGGCTTAAACCCATCAACTTTCCCTGCATTATGAGTAAATGATATAGTTTTCTTTTCTTGTGGCGGAACGCTTACTGAAAAAGGCCCACTTATGAAACTTACGTTTTTTTCAGTAATTGTTACATTCTGAACCTCTAATGAAAAATTAAATATTTCAACTTCTGGACCATTTATCCATTTTCCATTTCCATCATCTTTTGCTCTCGCTCTATAAGTTAAATCATTATATTTTTGGTCACCCTTATTAATTACCCTTACCGTAATGTCAGCTCCCGCCTTCGCACCTTCTGCTATTCTTGCATTCTTACCATTCAATTGTTCGGTTAAACTATCTACTTGTTTTTTAAGCGATTCAATAGTTGCATTTTGACCTTCATTTCTGGCTTTAAGAGATGCATTTTCAATACCCTCCAAAGTCATTCTTTGTATATTACCTTGCAATGTATCACTAATAATAGCAAATTGAGTTCTTAAACTTTCAGCATTTGCCTCAGCAGTAACTCTTAATAATCTTTCACTATCCAATTCAATATCTAATGCTGCTGATATAGCAGTTAGATTTGCCACCTCCGATTGTAATAACGATATCTGTAAAGATTGTGAAGTGATTGTTCCATTTGCTAATTCTAATGAACGAGTTGCATCATTATAAACTGGTCTAGGAACTAAATCTAATTCTAATTCGGGTGAAGATGGGATTAACTCAAAAACGTTTACATCGATTGCTTTTTTTAATTCATCGGTATTGTAAACCCTTTTTTTAGATGGAGCATATACATATCCGGTTTTATCCGAATCCAAAGTGGCTTCAAAATAAACATTATCCCTATCTCTTGCGACTAGGGATCCACTATTTTGTATATCTTTAATTAATTCAAACTCCATTACTTCTTATTTCAAATGTTAAATCATCTTCAAAATATTCTTCGTATCCATCTCTTTCTATCAAAAATAAAAATTTATATACTCTATTTGTTGGGAAATTCGTTGTATCAAATACAAAATAATTTCCAGATGAATTACAATTTATTTTAGTATAAGTAGAAAAATCTACAATTTTCTTCTTTGTAATTTCATCTCTGATAGCATAATACGAACTCGCTGGAAGATACTTTACATCTAAATAAGAGAATGAGTTAGAAAAGGTTTTAAGTGGGTATTGCTCTCTGCCAATTACTTTTATCTTTACCTTTCCTCCTTCGGTATAATATGGTTTTAATTCCTTTGTTCTTACTATGATTGATGCTGAGGTCAAAGGCCCTAATGTTCCAGTAACAAATGAACCACTTACGTCATCCCAACTTAATTTTAAAAGTGGTTGATGAATAGTATTAGTCTCCTTTGAATAAAAATTCATAATACCATAATCCAATGAGGATGATTCAACTGAATTAGTATGTTTTAATACTAAACCAAAATTTTCACTCCCTGTCCAATAGTTGTATATAGATTTTACATTCATATCAACATCTAAACTTTGATATGTAAATGATTGAGATGCTGCCGCAGAAGATGATAAAATAAATGGCTGAGTGTTCCACGTAATACCATCCGCGTTTTCCGGTGTATAATAAAAAGTTCCCACACCCATATTCCAACTTGAAGTTACAGGATATGCAAAAAGAGAAAAACTTACCGGTAACTCTTCCGCTTCGGTTAATTTTAAATTTAAGGTAGCTGCTGATGCCGTAACATAGGTAGGAACATTAGTTATATCAAAATATAAATAGGCTCTAGCATTATCCTCTTCTTCAAAACGTGAATAGTGTTTAGATACGGTTAAGATTTCATCTAAACCCGTATTTTTAGTTTTATACAAAGAATAAACTGTTGCATCTTTTGATGCCGTTACAAAGTGTATCATTATACTGCTCTTCCTTTTATATCTTTATCAGGAAACTTTACTTCAAAGATAGAAGGATCCAATGAAGGATATATTATCTTATTCTTTGTAGCACCTTTTATATCATAACTATTTTTCGCATACGCTCCACCACATTTATTTACAATCTCAACTTTTTGAATAGAGGCAACCCCATCAACCATTGCCAATCCTAATTCTATATCCGATAGGTTTATGGTTTGATTAAATTGCCAATTATCAATTGAGAAAATTGATTTTATTTCTTCGATACATCTTAATACTACCTCTTTGGAATTATAGTTTTTGTATACCGTAATATCGAAATTAATACCTATGTTAATGACGAACCCATCTATTATGTTTACACCATCAGTAAGAATTCTAAATTCGTTTAAGTAGGTTTTTAAGTTTTCTTTTACCGCCCTATTAAGAGTCGTTAATTTACCATTTGAATCATATCCTAATGTGTATAGATTAATAGCAAAAGGATTAACTAATTCAGCGTTTTGAGTTGTTTTTTGAACAAAATTTCTTACATTTTGTTTTATCTCATTTGTGGTTGGTAATTTTCCACCTTTTGCTAATGATGAATTTACAATACTTCTAACAATTTCCGCAAATTCAGTAACATTATCAGTTGAATTTAATACTGATTGTGGTGAATTAGCGTTTAATGAATTATCACCAATTGCAAATACTTTAGAAACTGAACCAAACTTTGTCGGCATTGAAAGTGCTCTTACTTGATAATCCTTTGCAGTTACGGCTCTATTTTGAGATGCGTAATTTGCTAATGCCGTTTCTCTAATTTCTTCTATTGTATCAAACCCTCTACCACCTTTTGCGGGTATTTCATTTTCAACCGCAACTGAATTTTTTACAAATTGGTAAACAGTATTATCAATATCGACAAATGTATTAATTAAATCATCATTATAAGTTATGTTCGTAATAGTAGTTAAATCTCCTTGTGGAACGTTTGAACCAACACCTCCTCCAACTAAATAAGTTACACTTAAAGTGCTATTAGCCGATGGAGCCTGTCCATATGATTTTGTTTTAAGGAAATTAGTAGGGTCATAAGATTCAGCCATTCTATTAACTGAATTGTTTAAACCTAATCCAACATTCTTAACATTTGGTATAATTAATTCATCCGATAGGGAACTATCTCCTCCTCCAAAATGAATTGATGTTGTAAAATTATCATTCGTTTTAACTACAAATCTTCTTGAAGTTTTTAATAGTTTTAGAAGGTATGGAACAGTCGTTGAAAATTGATTTAAATCAGGATCGTTTTGTTCTACATTTGGATAATCAATGTAAATTGTTTCTTGTGCCAAATATGGAACTTCATACCACTTATTACCATTATCATCTATCACACTTTCGATTGAGATTACATTTGTTTCTTCAATATCTAATTTCTGAAACGCTTCTGATGTTGTAAATGTTTTTTCTATTGTTTTTTCACTTGCTGATATAGCCTGAATCTTTTTCTTTACTAAAAAATAATCAGGTATGTTGGTTATTTCAGTTGTGCTGTAAACACTAACCTCTCTATCAGTAGCATCGTTAAAATCTAAAATTTCAGTAGTTCTAAATGTTATTTCATTATTTACACTAGACCTTACCTCTAATCCTTCATTTATTCTTAATAGGTATTTTGTATCCAATTCACCATTAGAAGTTGCTTTACATAATTGGTAAACCGATAGAGTTGTAATTGCAGGTGAGGTTGCTTTTGGTTTATATCCCAATAAGTTTGCCAATGCAAATACATTTTTTTCTTCACCCGCATATTGTATAAGACTTTCTTTTAATGTAGAATCAGTATAGTATCCTAAAACATCACCAATATAAGATGCCATTTCAATAAACATCATACCAGGTGATGCTTCATTAAAATCATTATATGAGGAAGGGAAATAGGTTTTAGCATATTCAACCAAATTATCTCTAAATGATTGAAAATCTTTACCCAAGTAGTTTATATCTCTACTATTCCTTCCTATTTTTTTATTTGTTACTTTAAATGCCATTATTCAACTACATTAAATGTTACCGTCTCCAAATTTTGTTGTCCCGAAACCCTAAATGATAATGAAATATCAAAATTATATCTATCTCTATCAGAATTTGATTGGTCTACCAAAATTTCTTCAATAGAAACAAATGGCATCCACTCTGCAATTGATTCTTCTATTGATGTTTGAACTTTTATTTCTAAATCATCGGTGTTTTGTTCAAATAATGCTTCATATAATGAAGTTCCAAATGTTGGATGCATTATCCTCTCACCCCTTCTAGTTAATAAAAGGTTTCTAATATTTGATTTTATCTGGTCAATAGTTTGAAACGATTGAGCAAAATAACCATTATTACCCCTTTGAAAAGGGAGAGTTACTCCAATCGCTACTCTATCTTTTTCGGGTAAATCTTTGGTTAATTTTGGCCCAATAATTATCGCCATTTATTATCTATTTTTATCTTTACTTGCTGCTAAAACCTTTGCACTTCTTGCAATCGCTTTATCTATTAAATCATTACCTGTTACTGGCATAGATTGACCTCTATTCGGCTGAGAACTCATTCCTACTTCACCATATCCTATCATTTCAGGAGATAATGTTCCCCATTCACCATCGGTTCTACTAAAGTTCGGTCTCATAGCCGTTTCATTTAGTATTTGATTTAGAGCAGGATTTTTCGAATACTGCTTTTGTTCGATCTCCCTATCTTCTTCTAATACTGCCAATGCTTTATCGAATGGATTTTCTATTTTCCTTTCAGAAATAGTTGGTTTTACATTTGATTTTTTCAGTTCGGCTAGAATTTCCTTCCTAACCTGTTCCTTAATTAAGGAAGTTTGTTTTTTTACCTCTTCCTTAACTACAATTTGGATTGCTTTAAAAAGTTTGTTAGTGTCCATAATTTAATTGATTCTGTTTATAAATATATTGTTCCTATATTATCGAATTTTATCCTCCGGTTATAGTTGATTTTAATGGATTAGTAACTGCCGCTAATGTGTTTGTATTTTTGGCTGCCAATTGAGCTGCATAACTATTTGCTTTACCTAACGCAGTTGTGGTTAAGAATCCAGTTCCTTTAGGGTCAATCACTTTACCCGCAACTATACTTGTTATTAAATGGGTAGCCTGTTCTTGTGTTAAATCATTTTTATTGATGTTCATCTTATTAGCAAAATTATCTAAACTTCTATTTACGAACCAAGCGGTTGCTTCTGCTGCTGCTTTCGGGTCATTTAATAAATCTGGATTTTTAACTAATCTATCATCACCATATAATGCTTTTGATGCCGCTGCATAGTTTGCTCTACCTGTAATTTGAATAAATCCTCTACCTCTGAATTTGTAGCCATCACCGGGTTGTGTATTTCCTAATGAGTTACCAGGTGCTCCATAGATATAATTTGCAAATGCTTCCGGAGAGGTTTGTATTTGTGCCAATTCCGCATCTGATAATCTACTAATTCTTTTTCCAAAGATTTCAGTAAGCCTTTCTCTACTATTTTTGGTATAATTAACATTCTCAACTATTACCCTGCCACCTGTCTCTTTAAGAGCGTTGGCTTGCATCGCTATAATCAATTGAGGATTATCAATCTTAAACTTCTTAGCCGCAGCTGCGATTTCATTTAAGTTAGAATCCTGATTACCCGCATATGTAATTTGTAATGCACCCCCACCACCACCGGCTGATAGAGCAACTGCTTTTTGTGCATCCGCTTGCTTTATTAATTCTTGTGCTGCTAATTCTGCATCACTTTGAAGTACCGTTGGGTCTACAATAGTTCCACCGAATCTCGCTTTTAATTCAGCCAAAACCCTCGGATCAGTTTCAAACGCACTTGGACTAAATGAATTAAAATCAACTGGATTAGCTGAAACCGAGTACCCTTGCCAAGGTAGATAACCAGGTGCAACTACACCACTCGGATATGCTGATGTGGTGAATGTCCAACCTCCAACGGTAAATAAATGAATGTTAGCTGCTTGGATTATTTTATCTATAAATCTATCAACATTATCCAATCCTTCATATGTAAATGGAATGGATACTTGAATGCCTGGATTAACAACTATGTTTTGAGTAACAGCGATGTTTGAAATTGCTCCGGGTGCAGGAAGAAGTGGAATAGGTAATTGTTTGAGGGTTGCCCCCGCCCAATATGCAACGAATCCATTTGCAATTCCATTTATAATTGGAAATTGTATTTCGGAACGAGATTGTTGTATTAAAACTATCTTTATAAGATTTTCTAATACCTCAACATTACCCCTTTCAATCGTTATTTTATTAGTTAAATCTCCTGCTGGTGGGAATTTAAGAACATTATCATACGAACTAGCAATTACCTTTGCCAAATCATCGGATGATTCCGGTGATTGCAACATCACTGCTTTAACTTGTAGTTTAAAAATGTCCCACATTAAAATTGAATTTTAACACGATTGGATAACATATTACTTAACTTACCTGCTAATTCTTCGAATTCGGTTACCACTTCTTGCTTCATACCGGAAACAGGCCCTGCTGGTGTTAATAATCCACCATTTCTTAAATTTACAATTAAGCGAATTAGGTCTTCTAAAAATCCTCTTAATAATATACCATCAACCGCAGGTTTTAAATTTTTGTTTCCTAAATTAATCTCACCACTATCCCCTATGTAAAAATTTATTTGGTTATTAAAAGCCTGTATATCAATTGGCATCTTTGAGTTTATATTAATACCTCTTTCAGCGTCAACTGAAAATATGCCATCGGTTATAACCCCATAATGAGATTTACTCCAAAATATCGTTTCATTCTTTCTTGAAGAAAAAACTAATCTATCTGATGATATAATACATTGTTCTCCATCATAAACTTTTGGGTATGCTTCAAATCCATATTCATCATCTTTTCCAACATAAACAAATTTAGAAGATTTATCGGGTCTATTTTTAAAATCAGATGAACCTAACAAATCTGGAGTACCAGGAATAAAATTGATTTTATCTGTCCCACTACTCATCATTATAGTTGAACCATCTCTATTTAAATCTTCTTCAACTAATGATGAAACAGGTAGGAGATTAAATTTAGATGCTTCTTTATTTCGGATTATTAATTTAGGATTAAAATCGTTTCCCTTATTATTGTATCCACTTAATCTAATACTTTGTCCGAATTTTGATTGTATTACTGTATCACCTTCGTAAAGTTTCAATCGGTGTATTGGTTTCTTTTTAAAATAACTACCAAAAGAACCGCCTGCTCCCGCCAATGCACCTATTACTCCACCAAATGATTTAAAGTTTGAAATACCCGTTTGTGGAGTAGAAGCAGTTTTAGTTCCGGCTTCAGTTCCACCATTATTGATAGTCTTGTTTAAATTTACTCTTCTATAAACTGATACAACTCCATTATAATATACATCTACAATTTCAGTTACTAATGGTATATCTAAAAATAATTCACTTTCCGGATAAGCTATAATTTTAGTTGATTTGGTTTTACCATAACACTCAACTTCAATAGTTCCAGGAATAATAGTTCTGCCATTAGGTTGCTCACCAAATTCCAAATAAACTTTTTTTACTACACCGGCAGTAACTCCTGTTCCGGTATAGGTTGCAGTTTTGGATTGAGGTGAAACCTGATAATCATCCCTAAAAGAAAAAATTCCCATTATTTTTTATCCAATTTATTTTGAATTTCTTGTAACTCTAATTCGATATCATCAACTTTATCTTTTGTATTTCTTTCCATTTCATCCGCAACACTACGAACTTCATCTAATAATTGAGCCCTTTCTGCCTCCGATAAGAATCCATCATCAGATGGCCCTTTGGATTCAGCCGCAATTATTCTTTGTGCAATAGTCGCTAATCTCAATAGTAAATCATCGTTTTCTACTGAAAATTTAACTAAATCCTTTATAACTGGTCCAATTTCAGCTATATCTCCAGCATGTCTAATAGATTTTTTAAATTCCTCTATTAAATCAGCTATTTTTTGTTTTTTGTGTCGTTGATTTGAATATATTTCCTGAAACAAGTCTGATAACTTTTTCTCACCAAATAAAACAAAATCTGTTGCCTGTTGTTTTCCCATAATCTTTTCTTACTAATAAATACCCAAAACCAAAATATCTAAATCATTGATGAAATGATACTATAAACTGGGTAATTATCGTTTTCCACAGTGTTTAATAATAAATCATTTTTATCTTCGTATGAATCAGATAAAATATATCTATATATATTTTCTATATTTAAATTTTTATAAAATAAAAATTTATTATAATTGTGTTCTATCCTTTCCTGAAATTGAGGTTGTAGAACCATTTGTTTAACATCGTATGACCTCATCTTACTAATTTGTTCAATTACATCAACATATTTTTTTATAGTCCCATCAACATCGAAATTATCTATTTTAAAATCAAATAAATCATTAAATAAAATAAACCCTAAATCTTCTATCACTTTAATTTGAGCTTCCGAAGAAATCATTAGTAAGAAGGGTATTTTATGTGCAAAGTTTCTAATTGTTTTTTCAGTTAGGTGGCAATTAACACCATCATTATCCATTCCAAAGTCGGAAAAGGTTTCTACAACAAAAGCAAAAAATGAGTTTTTATAAACTAATTGAAACTTTCTATCTTCTTCCAAAATTGTGTGATAATAAACCTTATCATAATCGTGGCTTTTAAGAATGTTTAAATTATTTTTAATGTTTATATACTTTTCAATGTTCTTATCACCATAACATTCATCACCATTCGCACCCACATAACTTTGATTGAAATTTAAATTTCTAGACATTAGTTCATTTAAAACTAATGCTCTCGGAGTTCTTATTGCATTATTTAGAAAACTAAATTTTAAAAATCTATGGTCAAAGTTTATAAATCCTGTATCTAATTGTGAATTAACGGTGTGGTCTTTTATCGATAAACCCTTTGTTAAACAATTAAAATTATCCAAATAATGATTACTACAAAGAAATAAAACATTTTTTTTGTTTAATCCTAAATCCACACACTTTTCAACGAATTGTTTAGCATTACCAAACGCAATTGGTTCGGTATGATTATAATAAATTATTTTTTTAGTATTGTAATCGTTTGTTTCTAAATCCCTAATGAAATCATTATGGTTTGAACTACAAACAAAAATGAAATCAGCTGATTGAGGATTATCTATTGTTTCGAAAAAGGTTTCGTTTAATAAATGGCATCTATTAACAAAATCAATTGATAGATTATAAAAATAAAATTTTATCATTTTATAAAATTATATAATTCGTTTCCAATAAGCTCATACCCTTTTACATTAGGATGCTGAGTGCTTCTGGTATCCCAATTTTCATTATACTCCCAATAAGTTGAATCAGTTCTTTTTATTAACCAATCCCTAAACGTATCCTTCTTATATCCCCAATAATTTTGTGATTTAATTAAATTGGTTTTATCATATTCAGGTATTATTCCCAAAAACATATCTTCAATACCATCACATAAGACGTATTTTATTTTATAATGTTCTAAAAATGATTGCAGAAATATAATATAATTTTGATTTACGATTGAGTAGTATAAATCATCATATAAATTAGTTAGCCAAAATTTTTTATAATCTTCCATAAAAAAATCATAATAACGATTTTCAGTTTGAGTTGATGTAAAAAATCTATCAGGTGTTTGCATTAGATGTTTAGTGCTCCAACTTAACCACTCTCCCTTTGGGCCGTGAGGCATGAAGGGTAAATAATCTCTTAATGATGAACTCCACATTACAACAACTAAATCATTTTTAGTAGTTATACCATTTTTAACATCATCTATAATTTGATTGAAAATTTTATTATTTGGATTTCCACTAATACCATTATTTTCATATGGTAGATTTAATTTATTAGCCAAAAAACTTACCCAACTATTTTCTTTTTGGTAAGCCATCTTTTCGTGTTTAGAGAGGGTATCTTCGATTTCTCTATTACAACCCTCTCCAATAGTCCAGCTATCACCGTATGCAACTAATCTTTTCATTTTTTTGTCAAAACATAATTCTCTATTACCAATATATCTAATCCTATATCCAAAAATGTTTTTATTGCAGTTTCGGGATTCATAATCATAGTTTGGTCTTTTACATTAAATGATGTGTTTAAAACTATTGGATAACCATTCTTTTTTTCTAATGCTTCCAATAATCCATACACCCTTTCACATTGCGTTTTCTTTAATGTTTGTATTCTCGCAGTTCCATCAATATGGGTAATAGCAGGTAATTTACCTCTATATTCTTTTCTTACTGAAACGATTTGATTCATATAAGGGACTTCTTTATCCCATTCAAAATAGAAGGTTTTAGCCTCATCTTTTACTATTGGAGCAAATGGTCTAAACCCTTCTCTTTTTTTAACAATTTGATTGATTCGACCTTTCATTGTAGGATTCTTTGGGTCAGCAAAAATAGAACGATGGCCCAATGCTCTAGCTCCCAACTCCAATCTACCTTCGAACCAACCAACAACTTTTCCATTTGAAATTTCAGTTGATACCAAATCGATAATTTCATAATCAGATAATTTTTTATATACTAATTTATTACTATAATTTTTTAATAATTGGAAAATATACTCATTTGAAAATTTTGGCCCTAAATAAGGATTTGTATTATTTCTTCTTTCTGTGTTCTTACCTCTATAATATGAATTAAGGCAAGCTCCAATTGAAGAACCCGAATCCGATGGTGAATATGGAATCCAAACATTTTTAAATCCTGTCTTTTTGCTTATTTTTCCGTTTGCAGTTCCGTTATAAGCACAACCACCTCCTAACACCAAATTATCACATTTTGTTTGCTTATGTAATTCTTTTAATAAACGAAAAAAATACATTTCATAAATGAATTGTACTGTTGCCGCTAAATCTTTATGTTGTTGTGTTAATTCTTCATTCGGTAATCGAGGTAGAAGGTTTAAATGAGTTGAAAGATTTGATGTGAACATTACCTCATCACTTTTATGGTAATTGAACATCTTCATATTCAATTTATAGATGCCCTTTTTAGATGGGTATATAATCTCTCTAAACTTATCTATAAATGTACGAGGGTTTCCATAAGGTGCTAACCCCATTACCTTATATTCACCCTCATTTGGTTTAAATCCTAAAAAGGCAGTAAAGGTTGAATATAACATACCTAATGAATGTGGGAAAATAGTAGAATCTAATTTTTCCCAATCATTACCTTCTGCTTTTGCTAATACAGTAGTTTCCCATTCTCCTACACCATCTACACTTAATACGGCTGCCTCATCAAATGGTGAAGTGAAATATGAATAACCAATATGTGAATCGTGATGTGAATTAAATTTTATTTCCGCATTTGAAAATAAAAATTTGAACTGATTCTTTAAACCCAAATATTGTTTTAACCCCTTTACACCAAATTTAAATGCATCTTTTATTTGCCAATTTGATAAACACATTGAAACAACTCTATGTGTTTTTACTAATGGATTTTCATAAAAACAAACCTCTTCAATTTCTTCAAAGGCTATTTTTGATTCATTCATTATCCAATTTATTGATTTATGTGGAAATGAACTATCATGCTTTATACCACTAAATCTTTCTTCCTCTACTGCTAAAATTACCTTCCCATCCTTCACTAAACATACTGAACTATCGTGGTAAAAGCAGCTTATTCCTATACTAATCATATTTTAAAAAAATGTATCTTCTTCTATTTCGATATCACCTGTATTTAAAAATTCTTCTAAAATTCTATCTTGATGAACTTTCATTATCGAAATAACTTTTGTTATGTAATGTGTTTTGTATCCCGTCATTTCTCTTATTAAGAGATAGAGGCTTTTTTTATTAAAATTCTCTATGTAATCAACCCTTCTAAACAATTCTAATATAGCATCTGCGATTTGTATATCTCTTTTCTTATCGAATACTGAATTTAATTTTTTATCCCAATAATCTAACATTATTACTCTAAATTCAGCGTGATTACTATCAGTTTCAATTGCTACGGTATCTTCAGCAGGATTCCAACTCTCAGGCATTGCTGACATCAAATCGTTTTGTTTATATCTTTTATAGTTGGAATTATTTAATAGAATAAAATGGTTTAGCGCCATTCTGGTAAAATAAGAAAATGCTTTTCCCTTACCTTCCTGAAACATATGAATTTTATAAATCATTTGTGAAACAACCTCTCTTTTCACATCACCCGCTCCATCATCAAAATATGAAAACTTATAAGTGTTCAATACATTTTCTGCTAACTTTTCAAAAGCGTATTGTATTCTTTCTTTGTAAAGTTGGTTTTTAACTCTTTGGTCGGTTGTTTTATTATATTCAATTATAGCTTGTTCGGTATCCAAAGTAAAATACATTTTATTCTTTGGAGTTCTAGGTTTTCTTGTTTTCGCAGGCATATTATTCTAAAATGTTTTCAAATGATTCTATCTCGTCTTTTATTTGCGTAAAAACACTACCAACATCATCATCTTTTTCAAATAATTCTTTACTATCTATTTCTCTAATTGAATTTAATAGTTGTATGTATTTTTCTCTTCGATTTGATATAAAATTTTCATAATACTCTAATTTATTAAGAGTATTAACTATACCATAAACTAATACACCAATTACTAAACACAAAAATACTATTATAAAAATTTCCATAATTTAATTTTTTATGCTTCACCCTTCTCACCGAAATAAGGATACGATTCTATAATTTCAGTATCTTCTTTTTTCAATTTATCTAACTTTGATTGAAAATCTAATTTAACCTTAACTATATCAATTTTTTTATTCATTATCTCTAATAAATCCTCATTAGAAATCACACCTTTATCGATTATTAAATCAGTCATTGATGCTATAAGAATTTCAGCCTCAACTAATCGTTTAGATAGGTTATTTATAGCAACGGTTTGATTATCTAAAATCTTAACTATATTTTTAATATCGTTTTCGGTTAATTTCATTTTTTATTACATTATAGTATATCCATTATCGATATACTTTTGTATGTGTTTATATTTAATTTGCTCAATCAAACCATCGGGTGATTTTGCCATAACCAACTGATTTCTTTCATATTTTACCTGCGATACAACAGGTCTATTTACATTTCTATCCGCAATCGTAATACCATTTAAGCTATCAATCATTTGTTGAGCATAAATCGTTTCGTTTAATCCTTCTTTATCTTCTTCAGTTCCTTCGAAAATAACCAAGCCTAAATTATCTGATTGGACTTCAACTCTTACTGCCCTATTAACATATCTATACTTTCTTAAATCATCAAATTCCGAAACTTCTTGTGACAAGATAGATTCGTTTGAATACTTTAAGATAGTTGGATTGATTAATAATAAAGGAGTTTCAGAATTAATTACAAATGCTCTAAATGGTAACCCAATTGATTGTGTCGATGCAGCGTAAAAGTTATTTTTTTTACAATAAGAAATTAGCCGCTTTCTAATTACCTCCTCATCAGTTTTATTGAATGGAGTTGATTCAATTTTTTTTAATTTCATATTATTTTGCTTAATATAACAAATGTAGGGAAAAATTTTATAATTTCAAACTATTCCTTATTTTTTTTATGTGTAATCCAATAGTTTACAGCATTTTGGTCATTAATCCATTTATTTTTATCACTCCAATCAAAACTAGGTCTAGCATAATATGGTAACATATCTTTGGCTACTAATGCTCTATTTGGATGTGCAGTAAATTTATCGATTAATCCATCTCCATCGGTATCATATCCATCTATTGAGCCATCTCCATCTAAATCAATACCTCTTCTACTATAATCTCTTTGTAAGGAATTTAAAACTATATCTTCAAAGACTTTTTTTTTAAAGATTCTTCATATCGTTCTTTAGCTTCAATTAAAGCATCAACGGGTTCGGTAGGCGTGTTTATTGAATCAAAGAATACTTCCGCATCCTTTTCAGATTGTAGAATATTTTCTACTATTGGTGGGGTTTCTTCTTCTTTTGATAAAATTTTTCCATTAAAATTGGTATTTTGTGAATTATTTTCCACTAAATCCTCTTTTTTATCACCATACACCTCATATAAACCTAATTTCTGGTCATTTTTCATCATTTCGGTTAAAATCTCTTTTTGCTTACGCTTTTTATCGGTAATCAACCCATTAAATGCTATTATAAGTGCAACTGCCAACGGATCAAACACAAAAACTATGATAAAAATGAAAAATTTTACCACATTATTAAGGGAAACATCAAATGCTTCAGCTACAAATCGAAATCCACCAACTTCTCTCTCTAAATCGATGTTTTTGTTCTTAATGTTGTTGATTGAATCTAATGCAACGTTGTTCTGAATGGTTAATTCATCTATTCTTTTCGATATTTTAGTAATTTCTGAATCCGCATTACGAACCATTTGGGAAAGACGTGATGTTGAACCATTTCTTTCCACTACTTTAGAAATGTTCGCCTCCTGGGAGTTACGAATGTTTTGCTGATTGGTTAATTGAGTTGTGTATCTTTCAATCTCTTTATCATTTTTATTGATTTGAGTTTGAAATACTGCAACATCTCTTTCAATTTTTTGTAATTCTAAATTTTGTTGTTGGAAGGCATTGGAAAGGTATCCAAAAATACCAGCAGATGTAATTAACATAAGAATACCTACTGATAAAGTAAGATACCATTTATTAAATCCATGTATTGAATCCCACATTTGCTTTAAGTAGGTTGCAGCAACCAATTTGGCAAATTCTAATGAACCTGCCATCACCATTACTGATAATGATGCTCCAGCAAATAATACCCCTAAACCTGTAACTGAAAAATATGCAGCACAACCTGCTACCAAAATTGCTGAAAAACCTACTAAGATTTTTAACCAATTCATTTTATCCTAAGTCTAATAAATCGTTGTTACCTTCAACTAAATTTTTAACTTCTTCTAATAATCTAATTGCTTCCGTATTGTTAGCCGGTCTCGCTCCCTTCATCATATCCAAAACAATTCTTAATCTTTGATTGATTGCTTCATTGTTGTCTTGAATTCTTTGTTTAAATTTTGCCATAAAATTGATTTGTTTATATAAATATATATTAATAAAAAAGGGAAGATATAAATCCTCCCTTACTAAATATAGAAATAAAAATCTAATTATCCAACTTTTAATGAAAGTTTTTTAGGTTTAGATTCTTCTTTTCTTTCAACAATGAATGTCAAGATACCATTCTTAACTTCTGCTTTAGCACTTCTACCATCTAAATCTTTACCCAAAGTAATTCTTTCATCGATGTTAGCAACTAATTCAGTAAATGGTGTTTTATCTTCACCTTTTTTTGCTTTTACTTCTATTTTGTCTTCATAACAATTAATCTCAATGTTTTTCGGGTCATGCCCTAAAACTGATAATGCAATAAATGCTTTATCATCTTTTACCTCAACCGCAAATTTTGAGGGAACATAGGTATGAGAATAAGTTTCCCATAGCGGGGTTTTGTCTGCAACCATTAATTTGTCAACGAATCTGTCGAAATCTGAATAGAACATAGTTTTAAGTTTTTAAGTTTACTTATAGTATTCAATTCTTATACCACCACCCCTTTTGTTACAAAATACTGACAAAATTACATTCACAATATAACAAAAAAGAAAAAGTGTCATTAAAATGCTCTCAACCCTTGTTGTCTTTCAATAACAGTACTCATATGGTCTGCCCAATGTAGAATATACTGAATGGTATAACGAAGGTATTTTGAAGTATCATAAACTTTGTAATACTTTTCATTATCTTCATCATAAACTCCGTCTGTTAATTTAATACCAAACCATTCTTTATCAGAATAGGTAATACCATATTGAGAAAGAGTAAAAAATCCTCTATCAGTAATACTCATAAATGGAATTGCTTCGTTTCTTTTAAAGTATTCACCCTTATTCTTAATATGCCAATCAGAATCGTTGGCTATATAATGTAATTCACCCTTAATACCCAACTTACCTAAATCGTGATGCAATGCTGCGAAAATTAATTCTTCATCTGTAAAATCGACTGTTCCACCACACTCAGTAAAAAGATTTTTCATTTTTAAAGCGTGCTTACAAACATTAAATATGTGGTCGATGTAACCACCTTCATACGCATAATGGAAATTCTTATTACCACTCGCTGGTGATAACATTAGGTTAGGTCCCAATTCTTCCATCGAATACATTTTGAGAAGTTTTTCTTTCCTTTCTCCTGTGATGTATTTATCGATTATTCCTAAGAACTTTCGATAGTTACTTTCTAACTCTTCATTTGTGTGTCTATTCATAACCTTTATTTTTATTATTCTTTTTCTGTTGTCTAGTCTATACTAAAATAAGATACCCCAAATATACGAAAATTTTTCCAATTTTCCAACTAAAACCAAATATTTTTTTTCAACTATTTTAAATTTTCTTTTGTAAGAACAAAATACAGCATATCTAATTCCTCTACAAAGGTACATAAACCCAATCCTCCACTATCAAATAGTTCAACGATATACTCACCCTCATTAAGGCCTATATCCACAGATTCAACATTATATGAGGAAATAAGATACATACAATTCGGGTCAGTATTACTTTTTGGTAATTTGAGCATAAATGCGTATGAACCCTCATCCTGCTCATCATTGATTCTCTCAAATCCTAAATCGATAAGATGTTCCTCCGTAATAGGGGTTAATTCAATTTGTATTTTCGGTTTCATTAATCTAAAACTATTTTTGTGTAAAGAATCTTATTAGATTCGTAATTAAATGCCTTTACAATCATAGTATCACCTCTCATCCTACTAATCGGTGAAATGATGGTGTTTATTTCTCCTTTTGTCCCACTATATGATGCTTTGTTCACAGTAGGAACTAATTCATCCTTTGAGGCAATAAGTGGTGGTAAATTAGCAATTGTAAATTGACCGGTATAATAATTAAGGTATGATTTTGTGATGGTTGCAATTGTATCATTTCTTCTTAACATCCAATATAAGTTACTTTCCCACTCAATTTTTTGTGGAGGAAAAGGCTCTTTACCATTCACTAAAATTCTACCAGTAACCCTATGAGATTGTTGATTAAGAGTTGTATCAATTTTAAGATGATAAAACCCATTACCATCTTTTAGTAAAGACCTACTACCATCTCTCATTAAAACTGAATCAATTGTAAAGGTATATTCTTTAATTGGTTGAATGGTTTCCACATCTTTCTCGCACGCAGAAAAAAGAAAAAACGCTGAAATACCTATTAAGATTTTTTTCATAGTAAATGTTTTAATACTGCTTCCCAATCCGGAAATTCATTAGTTCCAAAATGGATATGTTCTCCTCCGAAATTTTCCACACCATTTGCTTTTCTATCATCAATAATGTAATCACCAATTAACATTCCTTTCAAATGTGTTATGGCCATCTTCTTATAGAATAGTTCACCAAAGTACTCTTCAATCCAAAACCTCTTATCCATAGCGGCCATTGGATTACCCCACGGTGCTGCGGTTGCAATATACATTTCATACTTACCACTCTCTTCCAATTTCTTAATCGCCTCAATCGCCCCTTTTATCGGCGGAGGGTTTCGGAAAATACCAGGTATATGGTCGTAATCACCTTCGTATGATGTTTTTAACAATTCGTTTTTAGAGATGGTTTCCTCAACATGTCCATTGAAATCAACTAACACACCATCCATATCAATCCACAATACTTTTTTCATAATCTATTTTAAATGATAACTATATAACCAACCACAATCATCATCATATATATCTTGCTCAACAACATTTTTACCTATGATTTCTTGCAGTTTATTTAAATTAACTCTACTCCAATAACCGAATCGAAAATAAACTGAATTAGAACCTATTGATTGGTCTATATCAAAATCACCAAAAACTTCTTCTACTTTCTTCAATTGTGAAATGTCTATCTCTATTCATATTTTTAAGTTTTATATTTTATTAAAGGTATTCAGGCCCATAAACTCCATAC